TGACATTGTTTGTAAAATTGCTGAAATTGTGGTTGTTGGGGGCGTGCGTCGCTCTGCTCTTATTTCCCTTTCTAATTTGTCTGACGACCGTATGCGTCATGCAAAGTCTGGGAATTGGTGGGAGACAGAAACACAACGCGCCCTTGCAAACAACAGCGCCGTGTATAACGATAAGCCGGACTATGAAACATTCCTTGAAGAATGGGTTGCTATGTATAAGTCCAAGGCGGGTGAGCGGGGTATCTTCTCCCGAACTGCTGCAAAGAAACAAGCAGCTAAGAACGGACGACGAGAAGTAGATCACGACTTTGGTACTAACCCTTGCTCTGAGATCATCCTACGTTCGGCTCAGGTTTGTAATTTATCGGAAGTCGTTATCAGGAGTACCGATACACCCCAAACTTTAAAACGCAAGGTTCAGCTTGCTGCAATCTTAGGAACACTTCAGTCATCTTTAACAGACTTCCGCTACGTGCGAAACATCTGGAAGAAGAACACAGAAGAAGAGTGCCTGCTTGGTGTGAGCATGACCGGGATCATGGACAACACAATACTATCAGGTGCGTCCTATAAGAAAGAAGACCTTGAAACACTTTTGGAGAACCTGAAGCAGGTTGCTGTAGACGCTAACAAAGAGTTTGCTGCTGGTTTAGGAATTAATCAGTCTACGGCTGTTACCGCCGTAAAACCTAGCGGTACTGTATCACAGCTTGTAGATAGCGCATCAGGCATCCACGCCCGGTTCTCTCCCTACTATATAAGACGAGTGCGCAGTGACGGTAAAGACCCCATCAGTGACTTTTTGAAATCTGAAGGTGTGCCGTGGGAAAAGGATGTGATGAACGAGGACAACTATGTATTTAGTTTCCCCATGAAAGCACCTGAAGGAGCCGTGAGTGTAGATGAATTAGATGTGAAGTCACAGCTAGACTTGTGGGAAACATACCAGAACCATTGGTGTGAGCATAAGCCTAGTGTAACCATCTACTACTCAGATGATGAGTTCCTCGCTGCTGGTCAGTGGCTTTGGGATCGTTTAGATTCTTGCTCTGGCATTAGCTTCCTACCACGCACTGATCACGTCTATCAACAAGCTCCTTACGAGGCTATTACGGCAGAGCAGTACAAAGCACTCTCCCTCGATATGCCCTCTGAAATTAACTGGGATAGGTTAGGCGAGTATGAAAAAGAAGACACGACCACAGGGACTCAAGAGCTGGCTTGCTCGGCGGGTTCATGTGAAATTTAAAGACGCTGTAACGGTATTGGAGGTGGTCACCTGCCTCCATATCATCGTTAACGTCTGGATACATTTTCCAAAGGTTCCCCTATAGAGAGTACCCATGAAACATATTATAGTATCACCACAGCTCATTGAGCATTTAGAAAGGTTATTCCCGGACGCATTGCCGTCCCCAAAAGGTTTAACAACAAACGAATTAGCCTTGGAGGTGAACTTCCTTCAAGGACAACAAACCGTCATCGCCAAGCTAAAACAAATGCTGGAGGATGACCAACCAGACGAGATTTAATTATGTGTATGTCAGCCCCAAAACCACCACCACCAAAACCTACTATTGCACCCCCACCCCCGCCTGAAGCAGCTCCGTCCGAGTTGGGCGATGCTGTAGACTCTAACGCAGCCATGCGTAAGAAGAAGCGTAGTGGTGCGAAAGCATCTCTGGGTCGTGGTAAAACTGGAACACAAGTATACGGTGGAGCTTCTGGCTCTGGCCTTAAAATCAAATAAAGGAATACATTATGCACGATCAATCAATAGCCAAGTCCTATGAGAACATGGCAGCCGATCGTGATGCCTTCCTAAGTCGAGCAAGAGTTTGTGCTGAGTTGACCATACCGACCCTCATGCCTCCTGAAGGGCACACTGGTTCAACTCAGTTCAATACCCCCTTCCAATCAGTAGGCGCTAGAGGTGTTAACAACCTAGCATCCAAACTACTGATGACACTCCTTCCTCCTAACACTCCCTTCTTTCGCCTTACGATCGACGACTTCGATCTAGTGGAATTAGGGGGTGATGCCAGAGGTAAGACAGAGGAAGCGTTGGCTCGTATTGAAAGAAGTGCAGCACAAGTAGTCGAATCAAAAGCTATTCGTGTCCCGACGTTTGAAGCATTGAAGCAGCTTATTGCTTGCGGTAATGCTCTCGTACACGTTCCGCCTAAAGAAGGTATGAAAGTATTTAGGCTTGATCGTTACGTCGTAAAACGTGACACAATGGGAAACATCCTAAAGATTGTTGTTAAAGAAACAATTGCATACGACGCCCTACCGGATATGGTGCGGGAAGCCCTAACTGAGAATCCTGAGTATCAGGCTGACGTTAATAAAAAAGAATGTGATCTCTATACGTGCGTCAAACTTGTTAAGAATAATAAGTATGAGGTACATCAAGAGGTTCACGGTGTAATGATACCGGGTAGCCAAGGCTCCTACCCTAAAGACAAGCTTCCTTGGATGGCTCTGCGTTTTATCGCTGTCGATGGCGAAGACTACGGCAGAGGCTTTGTTGAAGAATATGCAGGCGACCTGAAGTCGCTTGAAGCTTTGACAAGAGCTATTGTCGAGGGCAGCGCCGCTAGTGCAAAACTTCTCTTTATGGTTCGCCCTAACGGTACAACAAAGATCCGTAACATTGCAGACTCGCCGAACGGTGGCATCATTTCTGGTGACGCTAACGACGTGACGACGCTGCAAGCTAATAAGTTTAACGACTTTAGAGTTGCACAAGAAACAATGAACACCATCACCGAACGTATGTCCTATGCTTTCTTACTTAACAGCTCCGTGCAACGGAACGCTGAACGAGTAACAGCAGAGGAAGTACGCTTCATGGCACAAGAGTTAGAGACTGCTCTTGGCGGAATATACTCCGTCCTATCTCAAGAGTTCCAAGTCCCTCTCGTTAATCTCCTTCTCAATAAAATGCAGAAGGAAGGTAAAATGCCAAAATTCCCTAAAGATACTTTAAAACCACAGATCGTCACCGGCTTGGAAGCACTAGGCCGTGGTCAAGATCTCAACAAACTATCATCATTCTTACAAATGCTACAGCCACTTGGTCAGCAGGTTATTGCACAAGAGCTTAATATTGGTGACTACCTCGATCGCTTAGGTGCGTCTCTTGGTATTGACACTCAAGGTCTTGTTAAAACTGATGAGCAGAAGATGCAGGAGCAGCAAGCACAGCAACAAGCTATGCAGCAGCAGCAGATGATGCAGATGGCAGAGAAGGGCGTCGGCCCAGCCGTTAAGATGGCAGGTGATGCTATGGCACAGCAGGCTGCCGAGGAGGGCTAATGGACTATTCAGGATTTGCTATGGATACAATTGAAGCTTTTCGTGGCTTTTTTAACGCGCCTAAGCAAGAACAAGTAGCCCCAGCGCCCACTTCTGATCGACACCCTACTACAGCTTTGTGGGGTAGTCTTTACCAAACCGAAAGCGACCAGAAGAAAATGGATTCTTTCGACCAGCATCAGTCTATAGAGTTGCCTCCTGAAATAGAGAGTGCTGTGGATACAGCCTTAACAGCTTTTAAAGGTGATAAAGGTATCACAGATCAAACTAAATTAAGAAGTCAGGTTATAGCCACTATTAAACACGAGAGTTTAGGTGGTCAGTATAAAAGACAGGTGAATGGGCCAGCTATTGGAGCTGCACAGGTAGAGCCGGAAACAGCTATGGATATAGCTAAAACATCCGGCTTAATAGGTAAGAAAGCAGAGGCTATTTTAGGAATGTCTAGGCAAGAGTTTTTAAACTTAGACCTAGAATCAATGGAAAACCTATTAGAAAAGCACGAGGTTAACGCATTGTTTGCTACTGCTAAATATCTACAAGCAGCGACTGCAAAAGGCAAACTCGACGCTTTGAAATAACAAACTAAAGAGACTATTATGGATACAATGAACACGCATGAAGAACAAGGCGAATCACAAGAGCACGTAGATGCTATGATCGCCAAAGGTGAAGAATTAGAAAAGAACAACAACCCGGATAGACCTGATTGGTTACCGGAGAAATTCAAAGACCCAGCACAGATGGCAGAAGCATATGCACAGCTTGAGAAAAAGATGGGTCAAGGCGAGCCTGCGGAACCAGCAACTGAAGCTGAGGCAGCAGCAGAGCCAGAGGCGACAGATACAGGCGATCAGCCTGAAGCCTCCGAAGTCCGACAAGCGGTAGAAGCGCAAGGCGTAGACTTCGATGCACTACAAAACGAATAC